CAAGTCTAAGTTCACCTGCTATCAGGTGGTAGACCCCGCAGGTGCCAGGAACTACACCTGTATCTGGGCTGGAGTAAACGAGGATGGTGAGGTATATATCCGTAAGGAGTGGCCAGACAGAGATACCTACGGCGAGTGGGCACTGTTCGGAGACCCTAAGTGGAAATACGGACCTGCAGCCAAGAAGACGGGACTCAACGTAGAGGGATACTGCGAACTCTTCAAGGAAATCGAGGAAGATCTAGGCATCAAGATTACCGAAAGGATAGGGGACTCTAGGTTCTTTGCTAAGGAGAACGAGAACAACGACGACCTCTTCACCTCGTTCTATGACTACGGCCTAAGCTTTATCCCCTCAAGTGGTGTAATGGAAGAGCAGGGCATTGCTGCCCTTGACGACTGGTTTACTTACAACCCCAATGTAGAGGTAGACCAAGCAAACAGACCTCTGTGTTACATCCACAGGGACTGCGGAAACCTTATCGACAGCTTAATTAACTATAACTCAAACGGTAAGCGAGATGAACCACTAAAGGACTTTTTCGACGTTATCCGCTATCTGCGGATGTCGAACGGAGGCGAGGGGCCAGACTTCTTCTCTTCCAATGTAATGCAAACTACTAACCGAGCACAAGGAGGATACTAATGCCAAAGAAGAAACTTACACAAATTGCTGAAGAACAAGAGGTTGAGTTCGAGGAAGCTATGCGAATCGCCCAAGAGAAACTCCCAGAGGGCTTCCTTACTGGACGAGGCAAGAACACTTGGGTCAATGAAGAGGGGGCAGCTATACTAGAAGACTCGTTTATGATCGAAGAGATCATACCTAAGCACTTCATTGGCAAGGTGTTAAGCGAGTGTCCAAACGGGAGGTATAACTACGTCTACGCCAGAGAGATAGGGAAGCGTGTCCCAGTATTGATTCCCAGTAAATCGAGAGGGCATATGGTCGGGAAGGTAATTACCTTTGAAGCCATTGAGGACATAAAGGGTATCAGCTACCGCTATGTTAAGTAATCATACCGCCAAAGAAGAGCGAGACATCACCACAGACCGCAAGTGGTGCAACGAGCAATCCGAACGATTAGCAAGTTGGGAGATACTTCGTAGGCACGTATTGCATCAAAGTCGTATTCCAATGACCAATGATGACCTATGTGATACAATAGGAGTATCAGATAATTACACTATTCGATTATTGAAATCGATACGCAAACGACTTACACTACCAGATGACGAATGATTCTATTTCTGAGTCCTTGACCTATGTCCAGGATGAACCCGATATTAAAACGCTACGTTACGCTTACGACCAGACCGTAACAGAACTTGAGTCATACTTTGATCTCTGTCGCACAAGCTACGACGACAGACGAAACTGGTGGCCAGGCAAGAGCCGTGACCACCGCAAGCACGGTGCCGACGCTTTCCCTTGGGAGGGAGCGTCCGATATGGAGTGTCACGTGATTGATGAGAGAATCACTAGGCTCGTGTCGCTATTTATGGCATCCCTTAATCGTGCCAACGTCAGAGCTTTTCCAGTAGAGAGCGGCGATATCGCACGCAGTCGTGTAGTATCGGGATTTATGAAGTGGATGGTCACTTCGGGATACATCCCCCGTTTCTACCGAGAAATGGAGTTGGGTGCTAACTATTTGCTTGAGCGAGGTATACTGATAACGTATGTCGGATGGCAACGAGAGGATCGAAGGTTCCTGCAAGAACTGGACATCAATCAGATTGGACAAGTCAGCCCAGAGGTAGCGGTAGCTATCCAGGAAGGGAATGACGACGAATCACTCATCGCCTTGCTACAAGCTACTTTTGAGGGGACAAATAAGAAGCGTGCTAAGAAGGCACTCAAGGATCTGCGCAAGAGCGGAGTAGCTGAGTTGCCTATTGTCAGACGACAGGTCAATGCGCCTGACGTTAAAACGCTAGCCCCCGATGGGGACTTCTTCTTCCCTCCTTATGTAACAGACCCCCAGCGTTCTCCTTACTGTTTCTGGCGGACTTACTACACCCCGCAGGAACTTGAGAACAAGGTCATTACAGACGGATGGGACGAAGGTTTCGTCGAGCTAGTAATCGACAAGTATCGTGGCGTAAACATTGACTCGATTGAGCGTGAGCAGGAAGGTAGCCGGAACATCGGTCTTACCGACAATGCCTACGAAGCAGAAGAGCTTATCGAGATCTGTTATGGTTATCAGCGTCTAGTTGACCAAGAGGACGGTGCCGAGGGCATTTACTGCACGGTATTCCACAGGGAGTTTGACGGGGACGACACTACCCAGGGGTATGCTAAGTTTGAACTACTGAACGGCTATGAGGACTACCCCGTTGTAGTCACCAAGCTTTCCGAGGATAGCAAGCGCCTATACGATACCCTAACCGTTCCTTCGCTACTTCGTGGCTTACAGAACCAAGTAAAAGTAGAGCGTGACTCCAGAGTTGACAGAAATAGCCTAGCGACGCTACCTCCGATTTTGCATCCCGTAGGTCAGGCACCTACAGATTGGGGGCCAGGTCGTATGATTCCATATCGCCGTAAGGGAGATCTGGACTTTGCGCCTACGCCTCCGTCGCCCACAGGCTCCGTCGAAATGGAGTCTACGCTACTAAGCCTAGCAGACCGACTGGTTGGACTAGACGAAGAGGGTAGCATTAGCCAAATCCGCAAGCAGTTCCTAGTAGACAAGTTCCTCAGCCACACCGCAGAGGTTCTTCGTATGGCATTCAAGTGCTTCCAGCGATTCGGGCCAGACGAAATCTTCTTCCGAGTAACCGGAATCCCAGATCCACAAGTTCTAAGCAAGGGCGATGCGGACGAGAACTTTGACATAATGATTAACTTCGATGTCCAGAATACTGACCCTGACACCGTAGAGGCTAAGACAAAACAGTTCGTTGCCCTCAATCAGTTGAACTCGAACAACCGACTAAACCTTGATTCTCTACTGGATATCATCGCTACAAGCATTGACCCAGTAATGGCGGATGCTGTCCTACAGCCAGTAGAGACTGCGCAGGAAGAAGTGGTCAAGCAAGTGACGGATGATTTATCTAAAATCTTCGCAGGCATTGAAATGCCCGCTCGCCAAGCAGGTGCTCAGATTGCGATTCAAATTATTCAGCAATATGTCCAACAGCCTGACATTGCTCAAAGATTGCAGACTGACCCAGCCTTTGCAGCTAGATTGCAGAAGTATCAAGGTCAATACACGTTCCAGATGCAACAAGCTCAGAATGCTCAGATTGGTCGTGTAGGAACAGCACCAGCTCAGGTGGGCGAAATTGAAACTCAGAACATATAATGACACCAGCAGAATACGCAATCAGCAGAGTCAAAGATAAGCGATCGAAGGAATACTTCGCAATGATGGTAGAGAACGAGGGCTACCGCCCGAAGGTCTATCGGGACACCAAGGGCAAGCCTACGGTAGGCGTAGGCCTTAACCTTACGGAACCTATGAATCGACAGTTCCTAAAAGAGGAAGGTATCAACTTGCAGGAGGTCTTGAGCGGCAAGCCATTAAGTGACACGCAAATTAAAAGGCTGTATAACCGAAGCTTAACTCAGGCGTTTAAGGACGCTCAGGAGTATGATCCCGGTTTCGCAAGGCGACCCGAACCAGTCAAGAAAGCACTGGTTGATATGTCCTTTAACTTAGGCTTAACTAAGCTCAAGAAGTTCGAGAAGATGAAGGAAGGCCTAGATGCGGACGACTACTCCAAGGTAGCACGAGAAATGGTAGATAGCGACTGGTATAAGGATGTTAAAAGCCGAGGACCCCGCACGGTCGGTTTGGTAGAATCAATCATTAAGTAATATGAATATACAAGAAGACCTCCAAGCTTTACACAATCACGAAACCTTTGCTCGTTTCATTAAGACTATTCACGAACTACGTGAGGAGACGATCAGCGAAATGCACGAAGCATCGAGTGACACTTTACAACAAGTGTCCGGCCGTATAATTACATACGACCAAATTCTTCAGTTTGTAGATTGGG